GGCGCTGGCTGCTGGCTCAGGGCGTGCCCCTGCGCCGGTCCGGCCCACGGTCATGGCTGCCCGGCCAGGAGATCGTCGAGCTACGCGAGGCTGGCGCCCCGTACCAGGAGATCGCGCATGAGGTGGGCGCCAGCAAGACCGGCGTGCGCAAGCGGTACGCGCGGGAGACTGGGCACTGAACGCAAGAGCGCACCCCCGACGCATCGCGCGTCGGGGGTGCGTCTACCTAGCGCAGGGCCGGTCAATCTTTACCGGTCGCGGGGCTGAGCCGCGAGGCCAGGTACGTACTCGCGGAGCCACTCGTTGACGGCCGGCACGGCGAGCATCCGGGTGAGCCCCGCGGCCGCGGCCAGCAGGCCCGCCACCCAGGGCACGCTACCCACGCCGAGCGCGTCCACGATCGCAGGTAGGGCCAGCAGGAGCGGCACGCCTACGGCCGCCACGGTGCGCACGGTGGCCCGCCATGGGTGCTGAGTCTGGGTCGGTTGCGGTTGGGTCATCGACGCGCTCCTCTCAACACTGCACGCTCACCTCAGCCGTTCGGGGGAGGCGAGCAACCTCGGATGATCGGACAACTCAGCGCAGCAGGATGGCCATCAGCGTGGCGACCAGCGACGCAGCCGCCCCGATCACTGCGGCCATCATCATGCGCCTGGTCGCCGCGGCCGTATCCGCCTCGCGGCTGCGATCGGCCTCGACGCGTTGCAGGTCGCGCTCCAGTGTGTCGAGGCGCTGCAGCAGGGCCGAACGCTCCGCCCCGTAGACGTCGGCGCGGACCAGCTGCCCGAACTGCCCGCGCACTTCGGCACGGAAGTCGGAGATGGTGCGGCTGATCTCCGACAGGGTCGGCGGTTCGTCGATGCCGGCCATGCTCACTCCGGCGCGACCACGGCGCCGGCCGCCGCCTGCCCGGCCTGCGCCAGCTGGCGGTGCAGCTCGAGCACCGCGTCGCGGGTGCGCGCCGTCTCGGTCCGGATCGCCTCGACGATCGGCGCGGCGTCGGTTCCGCCCGCCTGGGCCAGCGCCTTCACCGCGGCCAGCACGGCGGCGTCGCGGGTCTCGTCGCCCGCCGCCAGGGCGAGCAGTGCTGCCGTATCGCGGCGGGCGCAGAACAGGGCGTCTACCGCAGACTGCAACGGCCGGGTGCCATCGGGCCGTTCGACGTAGTCGGGCCACCTCGCGCCCCAGAACTCCAGTACGGTCGGCATGTCGTCTCCCTCAAGTAGCGCCAGCAGGACATCCCAGGGGAAGCCCTTACCGGGGTCGGTGTGGGTGGAGCCGCCGAACACGCGGCCCAGCTGCACGTGCGAGGTAACACCGGGCGCAAAAGCGCGGCACTGATCGTCGGTCAAGGTCCGGGCCGGAATGCGGTAGGCGACCATGTCGCGGCGCATCACCCCCGCGACCCGCTCGAGCATCGCCGCGCTGAACGGGTCGGACCACTGCTCCCGGGTCTGGCTGGCGTAACCGGCCAGCTCCCAGTTGATGCCCCGGTTGTTGCCCTGCCAATTCCCGACCGTCCATGCGGAGTCGCGCAACCGCACGCACTGAACGATCGAGTTACGGTCCGCGCAGTAGTGGCTCGACACGTTTCGGCCATCGGCACCGCGGGCGAAGTAGCCGGCGGTCCACTCGGCCGCGTCGTCCCGCTCGGGAAATTCCATGTCATGGATGACTACCCAGATCGGTGGCCCGGTCGGCCGGCCGAGAGTGTACGCCGGCTTGTCGAGGATGGTCCGGGACTCGACGAACGGGATGTCCGGGTGGTCAGCCGTGATCATCGTGGCTCGCCATCGAGATTGACGTGCACAACGGTGACGGGTTGCGCGTCGGGGTGCGTTTCCCCGACGAAGCCGAGCGCGTCTCCGCCCCACCAGGCCCGGGCGATGCGCCCGCGGTGGTCCACGAGTACATCCTCCGCCTGGACCTCGCTCAGGGCGCCACTGTCGATCAGGTGCTCATGCGCCGCAGCCAGGACGTCGGCGCGGCGGATGTCGTGGCCGTCGCACATCAGATCGCCCGTGCCAGGAATCGAGTGCATCGTGATCGTCATGATCCGTCCCCTTCGTAGACACCAGAGATGATCAACTGGTCGCCGGTGGCAAAAGTGATCGGAACGGTGGCCCCGACGAGCGCACCATCGCTGACCGAGATCCGCATGCCCACCGTGCCAACACTGGTGATGCACGCCGCGCCGGACCAGCGTATGGAGCTGGCGGAGGAGTCGAGCACCTGCGCGATCAGCAGTTGCCCAGACCGCACTGGCGTCTTGGGCAGCGAGATCTGGTAGAAGCCGGTGCCGAACGTCGATGTGGATCCGATGGTCAGGAACGTCTGCATCGCGATCCACTTATCGGATTGCAGATAGAAGCCAGTGAGCGTGCCATCGCCCAGCGCGGGCTGGGTGCCGGTGCTGCTCCAGGCTGGGGTGTAGGCGGTCTGCGCGCCGGTCAGCCCACGCAGCGCGTCGAGCACCATGTCCCAGTCGTCGGCCGCGCCGGGCACGTAGCCGGCCAGCGCGAATGCGGGGATCGAGCCAACAAAGACGGTCACGTCGGCCTCCGGGACAGAGCGGTTACGCCGGGGCGGTACAGCTGGATGGTGTCGCCGGCCGCGATGGCTTTGATCACGCCATTGATCGAGCGCGTCACGGTGAAGGTCTGCGAGTTGGTAGCGCTGCTAATGCCAGTCGCGTTCATCACTTCTCCGTTGCCACAGATGATCAAGAACGGAAACATGGTCGGGTGGATGGAGTCGGTGATCCACCGCCGCGAGGTGGCCGGCGTCTCCACCAGCATCGTGGTATCGACCGCGTCGTGTGGGTTGACCACGAAGGACATCGAGGCAGGATCGCCGCCTGCCTTGCCCTGCTGGAGGCGGCCCCGATTGCCCGCGCCTTCGATCTCGAAGACCTCGTAAATCTGCGCCGGGTGGCAGTTGGCCACGAAGATCCAGGACCGCCGGGCGACCATCACATCGGTCCAGCCCCGCAGCATCAGATCCAGCTCGCCCCGCTGCTGGCGCGGCAGGCCGGTCGCGCGTACCACATCACCCGGCCGGGCCGCCAGGATCGAGGCGACGAACCGCGGTGCGACGTGCAGCTTCAGCGTCACCGACGGGTAGCGGTAGCCCTCGACGGTGCCCTCATGGTTGCGCCAGCCGGCGTGATGGCGCAACTGCGCGTCGTCTTGCACGTCGACCGGCAGGTCGCCGGAGTAGCGGCCCTTGGCCGCCACGTGCGCCGTGTCCACCTCGCGCGCGCTGGCGCCGTCCGGCCGGCTGGCCGTGGTGTCGTTGCGTTTCGTCTGATCATCCAGCGTGGGCGCGTACGGCGCGAACAGCTCTCGATCGCTGCCATCGATCGTCATGATGGGCGTCTGGTTGTACAGCTCGCTGTGGGCCCGATAGGAGATTCGCCCTTGTGAGTCGTCCAGGATGCCGCGGTCGGTGCGCTCGGTGTCGCGCAGGATGGCCACGATGCCGGCCAGCGGTTGTGGCCCCAGCCGGGTCGAGGCGTCCGCGGTCACCGAGTAGGGCACGGACTTCTCCGTACACACCCGCGCGACGCGCTCATGTGCCATCTCGCCCTGGTGGCCGAAGATGGCTGCGGTGTAGTCGGCCACCGCAGCGGGCGCGGTCCATACGCTCACGTAGCCGAGCGCGGTGGCAGCCGATGTCGCCTCGACCGTCAGTCCCAGCGCGGTGATGGCCGCGAGGGTGTACGTCGTCTCGGTGCCGGAGAGGACCAGCACGGCGTCGACGTACACCGACCAGTCGACATCGGCGCCGTTCTGGGTGCAGGTCCACCGCACGTGGTGCACCCCACCGTCGAACAGGTCGGAGACAACGACGCTAGTCTCCGCTGCATCGAAGGCGACCAGGATCTGCTCCACCAGCGGGTCAAGCGTGAGCTGCGGCCAGCCAAGCGCCCCGCCCAGGTACGACGGGTTGACGTCGACCGCGCTGACCGGGCCATCGGTGCCGGAGCTGAACGCGAAATCGACCGCCCACGTATCGGTGAACGCGGGCATGGCCACCTGCGCCCGCAGGATGGTCAACCCGCCGCTACCGGACCGGCTGATCACTGACGGCAGCCACGGCGCGAGGGTGCCCTGGCCCCACTGCGGGTAGGTGACCACAGCCCCGGACGGGTGGCGACCGACGAACGGGGTCATCGCGTACGCCCCGTGCACCGGCGCCCCGGCGCTCACCAGCGGCCCATCCTCCAGCGCCCATGACGCGACCGGCACCGTGCCGGTTAGTCCCGCCAGGTAGCGCAGCGGGGGAGAGCGGATCTCCTCGCCCTGTTGGAGGCGACGGAGCAGGCCGTCCGCGCCGATGCGGGTGATGCACAGGTGGCCCGAGTTGCCCGGCCACTCATGCGTCACCTTCGATATGTACTGGACGCACTGCTGCACCCAGGTGCCAGTCATCAGTGGATCGCGACTGATCCGGACCGGGCAGTTCTCCACGAAGCCCGGCCACAGATCCGACATCGGGTTGTCACTGACGTAGCGACCATCGTTGTCCCGCAGCGCGAACTCCAGGGTCGAGGCGGTCTCGGTCTGCTCGTCCGCCCCGCCCACGGTCAGCACGATCGGCGTGGGCCGGTGCCAGTCGTGCGTGACGTCGGTCCAGCTGTAGGTGTCCGGGTCCGCGGTCAGGTCGGCGAGCGGCGCGAGTTCGATGCGTAGCGGCATCGGGTCTTCTGGGAACGCCATCTCAGCCTCCCACCAGGACTGTCTCGACCTTGCCGCCGCCGATCCGGACGTTCTCCCGGATGCCACGCAGGATGCCGGTACCGGAGATGATCAGGTGCAGGGTGCCGCCACCCGTGCTGGCCGCCTCGCGCAGCAGGTCGCGCAGCCGGTCCTCCGGTAGTGCGTACTCGCCCTGCCCGCCCTCGGCCATGAGCGCCAGCCGGCCGCCGGGCGTGGCCGGCAGGTACCCGCCGTCCTTGAGGTGCGGCAGATCGGGGAACACATCAGGCACGCTGAAGCCGTGACCGCCAAAGCCGGGCACCCAGTCGGGCACCTTGACATTGATAGTCAGGTCGACGCTGTTCCACAGATCGATGAGCCAGTTGATCGCAGCCTTGAACGCGGAGACCAGGCCGTTCCACATGCCCTTGGCTACCGCGGTGATCTTGCCCGGCAGCGAGGACATGAACTTGATCAGCTTGACGAACGTGGAGATGACGAACGAGTAGTAAGCGATCAGCGGCTTGGAGATGAAGCCCCAGACAGCTCTGAAGTAGCCGACAAACGGTCCGGTGATCCAGGCGCCGACACGCTTGAGGTAGCTCCAGATGTGCTCCCATAGTCCGATGAAGAAATCACGGAAGCCAGCTGAGTGGGTCCAGAGCAGATAGATCGCGCCACCCAGGATGGCGACCGCCAGGACGATCAGGCCGATCGGGTTGGCATTCAAGGCGATGTTCAGCGCCCACTGCACCGCGGTCCAAATTTTCACTGCCTGCACGATCAGCCAGATGGTCGCGGCGAACCCACCCAGCACACCGACCAGGGGAACCAGCCACTCCTGGTTGTCCTGCACGTAACCGAGGATGTCGCTCAGTACGCCCACGAACGCAGTGGCGGCCGGCAGGAGTTGCTGGCCGAGCATGGCCTTCGTGTCCTCAAACCGGGCAGTGAGGATGCGCTCCTGGTTGGCCAGGCCATCGGACGTACGGGCGAAGTCGCCCTGCGCGTCCTTGGTCTGGGCATAGATCGCGGCAGAGACGGCGAGCACCCGCTGCTGCTGGGTCATCTCGCCGATCGTGCCCTCGGTCGCCTTGCCGAGACGGTCGTTGGCCAGGCCCAGCGCGGCGCTCGCCTTCTGGGCCTGGAGGCTGTTCGGCCCGAAATCCTTGACCGCCTGGTTGTGTTTGCGCTGCGCCTCGATCGCGCCGACTTGCGCGGCCTTCACCTTATTGATGTCGACGGTGGTCTTGAGCAGGCCCATCTGTAGCGCCTGGGCCTTGATCGATGCCTCATTGAGCAGCACCCCGTAGGTGCGCATCGGCTCAGACTCACCGCGCAGCGCAGCGCCGAGCGCCTCCGCTGCCGCCTCGGGCGATGTGTTGCCGAAGCTGGCCAGGTCGCTGCTCAGGCTGGTCAGGCCGGTGGAGAACGCCACCAGCTCGTTGCCGGTCAAACCCGCGGCCTTGCCGAAGATGCCGAAATTCGCCGCAGCGTCCAGCGCGGCCCGCTTGGACTGGCCGAGCTTGTCGCTGGCGGTGTCACCGAACGCCACGATCGCGTCGGCTGCATCGCCGAAAATCTGGCGGGTCTTGCTGGTGGTCTCGCCCAGGTCGGAGGCGGCCCGGATGGCGCCGGGAATCTGCGAGACCAGCCCGATGCCGATGGCGATGCCGGCGACTTTGGCCGCCTGGACCAGGCGGCCACCCATCGCCTTGAATCGACGCTCGCCACTGCTCATCTTGGCGTCGAACTGCGAATCGTCGATCTTCAGGTACGAAACGAGGGTGCCCACGTCCAGCGACATCTGGGCACTCCTCTCGTCCTATCGGCGGCGGGGCATCTGTGGTGTGTGATCCTTCGGCGCCAGGGCGCGGGAGATCCGCGTGTCCGGGTCCTCCAGCAGGCCGGTGATCCGTACCCGCAGCCACCGCCAGGACCGCGACGTCAGCAGGCCCGGATCACCCAGATCAATGCCGTACGTGGCGTGCAGGTCAGCCTCTACGAGGCTCCAGCGCTCGAGGATCTGCCGCCACGTGATGCGCGTGCCGGCGTGGCGCGCCCAGACGTGGTCGGGGACGTCTTGGTAGTCCTCGTAGAGCCCCGTTTCGGGGTCGCGCTCACCGTAGCCGTAGGCGTCGATTTCTTGGCCCGGCGAGCCGCCCGATTCGGGGCTGGCGCTTCCCCCGTTTTGCCTGCCCGCCCCCAATACGTCTCGGCCACCTCGACGCCGAAGACGGTCCACATCATCGCCGTGGTGGCCACCAGCTTCAGCGCGACATGCGAGACGGCGTCATCCAACAGCTCCTGGTAGGTGTCGCCCAGGACGCGCTGATACAGATCGTCCTCGTCGTCATCACCGAGGATGGTGGGCAGCTTCGGCGTGCCGCCGGCCGCCGCGACTGCACCGGCGGCGAACAGTGCCTCCACCCGCAACCCAGTAACGGCGTCGGGGGCAGCGATGACGTAGACCTTGCCGTCGATCGGCAGGCGCAGCGTCTCGTCGAGCAGCTCGCCGAGATCCCTGAACTCGGCCATGGGCTACGCGTCCGGGTTGGTGATTGCAGTGCGGGCGCCCTTGCCGGTCAGCGTGATGGCCGCGGTCTCCAGCGCGGTGCGGTCGCCGCCCTGGTCCACCCAGCCGACCTCGCAGTAGCCCTGGTACGCCTCGGGCCCGCCGTTGCGGTCGTACCAGCGCACGAGCGCCACGCCGGCCGCGCCGAAGCTGTTGGCGTGCACCCGCAGCTGCTCCTGGCCGGGGTCGTACACGGTGTCGTTGCTCGCCAGGTAGCGGCGTATGATCGTCAGCTCGGCCGTCCAGGACAGGCCGGTCTTGGTCTGGCTCCCCCAGCCCTCGTCGTCGTACACCCCGTCGTCCTGCAGATCGGGGGTGGCGACGGGCTTGAAGTCGCGCAGGCCCTTGACTCGGGTGAAGGTGCCGGAGATGTCGACGTCGAGCTTCCACTTGCGCGCGAGCGCTGATACATCGGGTTGTGTCATTATACTGTCTCCTCAGACCTAGGCGCTCGCGCCGATGATGGCGATGTCACAGATGACGGAGGAACCGGCGCCGGAGTTGACGAGGTCGATGAGGTCCGCGGTAGCCGCCACCACCCCGATAGCGGCCAGGTTCGGCGCCACCCAGAGCAGCGTGCCGCCCGGAAGGACCGGGGTGGCATCGCCCGCGGCCACCTGCCACGGCACGCCGTTGGCTGCGGGTCGGGTGACGTTGACGTTGTTGACGTTCGTCGAGAGTGCTTTGACGAAGATCGCCTTGATCTTGGCGAGTGCGAACGCCGCGCCGAACACATCGAGGAGTCCACCGCCAGTGGCCACGTCCAGCGTGGTGGTGTTCGACGCGATGATCGTGTGGCGCTTGGTGTACAGGCGGTCGGCCTGGTTGGCACCGACGCCGTTGGCCAGGAGGATTCGCGCCTCCATGGACAGCGGGAAGTTGCCGGTGCCCAGGTCGACCGGGCTGGTCTGCGTAGCGACCAACGACGCCAGCAGTTTGGTATTAAGCGACATTGATACCTCTCTCAGTCTGGATTGTTGTCGGTCGGTCGCATCGCGTCGACGTAGTAGTTCTCGCTGCGTTCCCAGCGCCCGGCGGTGTCCTGGCCGAGGCTCGTGTAGGACACCCGGCGCACCTGCACCACGTCGATGCCGGTCCAGGTCAGCCGGGAAGCGCCGTGCAGTAGGTCGTAGACCGCGTCGGCCAGGTCATCGCAGTCCCGCGGATCGACACCGGCGCGCAGGCGGATCTGCACTCCGACGACCGTGTCGGCCAGCTGCACCGCGGCCGGACCGACCGGGTACGCGGCCAGGGTGATGAGCCGCTCCGGCTCGGGCGGGATAACCCGGATGACGATTGCGGTCTCGCCGGCCACGTAGATTCCGCTGGCCCGCCAGGTGCCCACGGCCGCGGCGTCCAGTGCCTCGGCCACTCCGATGAGCAGATCGGTGGTCCAGCCGCTCATAGCTCAGCTCCGGGTGCCGCGACGGGTCTCCTGGGCAATGACGGCCAGGATCGTGTCCTGCTCCTCATGCATCGGCCCCTCTAGATACTTGGCGGTCTTGCCCGCGGCGTGGTGGAAGGTCAGCTCCTCGTGCTGGGTCACCGCGTACGGGCGGTCGAACGAGACAGCCACGATGCCCGCCGCCGCGTCATCGGTCACCGCCCCGGATCGGGCCAGGTCGCCCTCCTCCAGCGGTGCCCTGGCCGTGGAGACCTGGAGCAGGTGCTCGCCGGCCAGCTGTAGGCCACGGTGCGCGGCGTCTTTGATCTGCGCACTGACCCGTGGGCCGCGCCAGGTCACCTGCGCCATGATCTACTCCAGCATCAGCTCGACGTGGTCGGGGATGGGCAGCCCCGCGGCGTCGTGAACGGCCGCATCCAGCACCTTGGCCACGTCGCCGCTGGGCAGGGTGACCCGCGACAGCGGCGGGGCGACCGTACCGGGCGGGCAGTAGACGGTGGTCGAGGAGATCACCTCGGCGCCGGCCGCATCCTGGGTACTGACGCGCACCCGCCGCCGCTTGTGGTCCACCAGGCAGGGTGTCACCGAGACCACGGGAGCGAACGCCGGGCCATAGGCGCTCGTGCCCGCGTACGCCTCGATCAAGATGGTGTGTGGCGCCGGCAGTTGCGCGGCGAAGTCCGCCCAGTCCATGGCCTCACCCGCTCCACGGCGGTTGGCTGACCAGCCCGGCCAGGTGCAAGATCTCCCACGCCTGCGGGCTGAAGCGGCCGGGCGCGGATGAGCCCTTTGTGGAGTACCCGCGGGTGGCCTGAATCGAGCCGATCGAGAACGAGTGCAGCTGACCCGCGCCGATGCCGTAGGTGTCGCCGGTGGTGCGCGAGTAGAGCACCTGCGCGCAGGCGGCGTCCCGGACCGCGGCGATCACGTCGGCATCGGTGGGCAGGCCGCCCGCATCGACGTCATAGACCGCGGTCAGTAGCATCTCGTCGACGACGCCCGAGGCCATGATCAGCGCGCGGCGGATGCCGGTGAACAGGGTCGCGCCCGGCCATTTGGCGTAGTCGCCCGTGGTGGCGTAGGACACGGCGCCGCTGGGCACATCGGTCGGGTCGGCCGAAACGAGTAGCGTTCGCCGCTCCTGGCTCTTGCCCGTGCCGGTGACGGTCCAGCGCTCCACCCACTCGCCGGGGGAGTCCAGCTCGTAGCTCGCCGCGGCCCAGGTAGCCCCGCCATCGCCCGTGCTGGCCGCCGGTGCCGTGGTGACGCCGGCCGGGCTGATCACAGCTAGCGTGGCCACAGTTGAGCCGTCGAACGGGTCGACGGTCAGCGTGGGAGTTGTCCAGTCGCCGGCCTCGTGGGTGGTCATCCTCGCCCTCCCATCAGTCGCACACCGCGCCCGCGGTGAGGGTGGCGCTCCCGCCGCCGGCGGCCAGAACCGACCCCGTGCCGGTCGCAGCGAGCGTCGGTGCGCTGCCGGTCGCGACGAGCAGGCAGGCGGGTACCTCGACCGCGGTCGGCGCCTCGATCACCACCGCGTCGGTCAAGCCGACTGAGTCGGTGACCTCGACCGCCTTGACCAGCTGCAGGATGGCTGAATCAGTCAAGCCGATGGAGTCGGTGAATGTCCGATCGAACGTGGCGACGACGCCGGCCGAATCGGTAAGGCCGATGCCATCGGTGAAGGTCTGGGCAAATGTACTGGCGACACTGGCCGAGTCGCTCAGCCCGACTTGATCGGTGACCGTACGGCTGTACGCCGCGGCCAGGGCAATCGAATCGCCCAGGCCGACCTGATCAGTGAGCACCCGATCGTACGCGGCAACGGTGCTGGTCGAGTCGGTGAGGCCGACGTTGTCGGTGGCCTCGACCAGCTTGACCAACTGCGTGGTAGCCGAGTCGGTGAGCCCAGTCTGGTCGGTGAAGGCTCGATCGTGAGTGAGCGCGACCGTGACCGAGTCGCTCAGCCCGACCTGATCAGTAATGGTCCGGTCGTAGCTGGCGACCAGGCTGGCCGAGTCGGTGAGGCCGATGGAGTCGGTAACCACCCGCTCGTAGGCGACTACGAGACTGGCCGAGTCGGTGAGGCCGACGTCGTCGGTAGCGCTCTGTTCGATGGGTGGCGCGCCGGCTGCCGGCGCCACAAAGATGATCTGCGAGCGGGGCTGCGTGATTGGTGGGCGGTGCGCCGGGCTGGACCAGCGAACATAGGTACTCATACCGCGTACCTGGCCATCACCAGCGAAGGCAGGCTGACCTCGCGCAGCCGCACGAAGATGCACCCCGCGGACTGGGTGGAGGTGGCAGAGTACACGGTCGCCGCGGTAGCCCGACCGGCGGTGATGGGCCGCTGGAGAATGGCCAGGCGGCCATCGTCACCATTATTGGTGCCGATCTCGCCTACCTCGGACGCGGTGCCATAGGTCGCGCCGGTCGCGTTGAACGTCTGTCCGGCCATGTTGCTATTGGTCGGTCCGCAGACCCCACCGAGCATCACGTCGCCGGTCGCCTCGCCCAGCACGGCATCCGCGGTGATCGAGGTAGCGGTACCCGGCGATGTATCTGAGCCCGACGCGTACGCCACGTCCCAACCGCGGCCGGCCGCCACCCGCCAGCAGGTGATGCCGGCCAGGATCATGTCTGAGGTACCGGTCGGGGTCACCGTGACGGTACCGGTCTCGGTGCCGTCTACTACGTCCTTGCGGTAGACGGCCATCCGCCGCGGGCCAATGCCCGCCCCGTGGGAGCCCCCACCCAGCGACAGGTCCAGAACCAGAGTGAAGCCTGAGAGCGTCGGGTAGGTGACCGCGGCGGGGTTGCACGCACCGGCGAAGAGAAACAACGCGTCGCCGGCCGCGATCCCCGCAGGGTAGGCCGGGGACGCCGCGGTGGTGCCAGCAACGATGGTGCCGGTGGCTACATGGGAAATTGCCACCGGCGCACCATCCTCGCCTATCTACGTGGGACTACTCCGACTGCGTCCCGACGTTCGCGTTCTCCGCGGCGACCAGTCCGCCACTCATGATGGCGTCCTCCAGTTCGGACACGAGCACATCGATGGCCTCCTGGTCGACGACCTCGTAGTGCAGCTCGAAGATGAGCCGGCCGGTCACGCCGTTCTCGCCGGCCGGGAAGATCGTCGAGAGGGTCTGGTCGTTGCCCGGATCATCGCGGATGTCCCCCGCGTGGTCGATGCGGAACGTGGCGAGCCACAGATCCGCCACGATGGCGTCGGTCGCCAGTACGTACTCCAGGGTGCCGTAGTGCTTAGCCCTGACGCTCATTGATTACCGTCTCTTCCTACTCGTCCCAGACGAAATTGACCTCGACAACTTGGCCGGTACCGATCGGTACCAGCCCGATACCCGCAGTTGAGCCGAGCGCGGTCTCCAGGCCGTCCGCCCCGAAGGTGAGGATGGCGCCTGAGCCGACCGCCGCGGCGAGCTGCGCTCGATACCCGCAGTCCTCCACGATGGTGGCGTCGGCGGTCCATAGGCCGAAGGCGGTCAGGATCGCAGCCGGACCGTTGACGCGTCCCTTGCGTTCGACCTGAGCCGCGCCGGCAGTGCCGCCGGTGAGACTAACGACCTTAAATGCACAGGCAGTGGCCGTCGTATTGAAGAGATGAACCTCCCTCAATATGCCGGTTACCGACGCGGTGGACAGGATCGCGAGCACCGGTCGTACCGACGTGCCAGCACCGGCAGCGGTCATGCCCGACGAGTAGCGCATCTGCGGTCTCCCGACTATGTAGCGTTGGGCCGATTGGCACCGGGGCTGAGCACCACAACAAGAGAGCGGGTCACGATGGGCTGGCCATCCTCGCCCGGGGCCGAGGTGTCCTCAGTCCCCACCTCGACCACTGCATCGAATCGGCGACCGTTACGGTCTTCGATGACCACCTCGAGGTCTTGGCGGATGTCGGCGAGCCGGTCGGTCAATTCGCGGGCCGTTAGCATCTGCGGTCTCCCGACTAGGCAGCGTTGAAGGTGTGTCGCCAGGTCAAAACGAGCGTGTCGCTCGCGGTCTTATTGATGGCCGCGAACACCACCCGGGCGATCGTGTTCGCTGCGCTGGACGTGGCATCCGACGTGGCGTCCTTCACCATGACCGCCTCGGTCAGGGCTGCTTCGGTGACGTCACCCGCGGCCCAGGTGGTCTTGTACTCGATCTGCCAACCGGTGTCGGAGGCCAGGTCCACGAACTGCGGATAGGTCGAGTCGAACGGGTTGTTGGAGCCCGTCTCGTAGGTGACCAGCGCGGCGCCGGCACCGGACTTGGCCGCGGCAGTTGCGCCGGTGCCAAGCTTCATCCCGTCGACCTTGGTCACGTCGGCAGGTGCGGCCGGCGAGACACCAGCACCACCACGCTTGGCGTAGTACTCGTCGCCCGCCGTTGTGATGAGATTGCCGATCTTGCGCTCATCCTTGAGTTTCCCGTCGGCCCCGAACAGCTGGATCAGGACGGACCCGGCGAATGGTTTAGGTGCCGCGGGCGGCGCGTCGCTGCGGGAGTCCTTGAGCTGCCCATCAGCACCGAACAGCTGGATCGAAACATCGTCAGCCATGGGGCCGCCTCTCTTGCGTCTCGGGGGGTACGGCAGCAGGGGTCAAGGCCCGGGGAGTCCCCGACCCCTACTGCACGATCGATGTGACTACTTGCCGCCCTTGGGCTTCGCGGACGTCTCGATGGCGGCGTCCAGCTTGACCAGCGCCTCGGCCAGCTGGTCCTCCAGCTCGCCGATGCGGAGCCGAGCGTCGGCCAGCTCGTCGACGAGCGCCTGCTTGGCGACCACTGCGGCCGCGGCAACCGCGTCGTCGTACATCGAGCCGTCCTCGTTGACGCGCACGATCTCGCCGCGCTTGAGCCGCCCGGCGAACGCGTCACCGAGCGGCAGGTCCATGGTCAGGACGATGCCGTTCTCGCCCCGGAACAGGCCCGTCTCGACGCCCGCCATCAGGTCGCCCTGGGCAGGAGCAGTACGTCGATGGCGCCGGTCATGCCGGTCTCGAAATCGATGAACAGTGATCCCGACTTGACCAGCCCGGTGTCGTCGACCCGTTTGAGGAAGCGGCCGGACTCGAAGGGGCCGATGTACTGCACGCCGGTGCTCGCGGCGACGGTGACGGCCAGGTCGCCCTGGCCGGCCGCCTCCGCTGGCGGCTTGTCGCCGGCCCGAACGGTAACGACGTTGGTCGACGCCTCGGTGTTGGTCACCCGAATGAGGGTGCGCTCCGGCTCGACCGCATTGACAGTGACGCCGGCAGTGACGAGCGCAGCGTCGATGGTGGTGGCGCCAGCGGCGCCGGTGAGGTTCCCGTTGGCGACCAGCGCCCGTGGGACTACGACAGTACGTGCCATGGGTCAGCTCCCGTTCAGGATGAGTCGGTCCGCCTCGGCTTGCGCCTCGGCCTTGGTCGCGAAATCGTCGGAGACCTTGGCGCTTGTACCGTCGGCCAGCCGCGCGTTGACGACCCACACCGAGCCGCTGCCAGATATAAGCAGGGCCAGGGCCAGGTCAAGATTGACCCGGCCGCCCGCGGCGGGCGGGCCGGCATCAGTTGCTTTGATCCACATCGCCGTCACGCTGCGATCGATGCGAACGCTGTCGCGATGAAGGACGGACGGACCAGCTTCGCCCCGTACAGCTGGAGACCCTTGACGGCGTCAGAGAAGCCGTTCTCCGGCCGGTACGCCTCCAGCTTGTTGATCTGCTGGGCGAAGGTGATGGCGGACGGATGACCGGCCTGCACCACGTAGTCGTCGCCGGTGACCAGTGGCGCCTGGTTGCTCTTGAAGCAGTTGAGGTTCAGCAGCGGCACGTGTCCGACCCATCCGGTACGCAGGGTTTCGCCTGCGTCGCCCCGGATGGAGGAGTCGATCAGCTTGCTGGCCGAGTCTGCCAGGATCGACCAGAACCACGGTCGGGCGATGACGTACCGGTTGTCCTCGGGCACGTCGGCCTCGTCGAGCTTCTGGGCGAGCCGGCGCAGGATCGAGTAGGCGATCGCCGGGCCGGTGCCCTCCACGCCGACGCCTCCGATAGTGCCCAACGCGTTGGCTGCGTCGACGCCGGTGTACAGGCTCGCCACGAAGCTGTCCGCGGTCTTGCCGAACTGGTAACCACCACGGCCGGTGGCCTGCGGCATGACCGCGCCCGCAGCTTGCGCAGCGTCGACGTCGTCGACCTTGTACGCGAAGTATTTGGCTTGATCGATGACGAGGTTGCGCTGTGCGTCGGTCAGCTCCTCCGGCGTGATCACGGTCACGTTGGGTGTGTAAGTACCGATCGTCGGATCGCTGATCGAGGTGATTTTGACGACGTCGCCGGCAGCCGCGATGTCGCCTTCGTAATCACGATTGACCACCGCGGGCGAACCGTAGACCAGCTTCGTCTCGGTCGCCGCGAGCAGTAGCTTCGCCCAAATTTGCGGCCGGAAGCGGGTTATTGCCATCTCGTTCCTCTCCGGCCGTTAAGAATTTGGCCGTCTACATTAGGTGTTTGAGTCGACCTTCGTCGAATGCTTTCTGCACTTCAGCGGGCGTCATCTTGACCAGGTCGGCCTCGGTGATCGCCAGGCCCGCCCCGGTGCCGGCCGGGAAGTGCCCGCCGGACTGCGGCGGACCCTGCGGCGTGGGCGGTACGGGCTGGCCGGGCACCGGCGGGACCGGTGGCACCGGCAGTGCCGCGGGTGCGGCTGGCGTAGCGGATACCCACGGCTGCGCGACCAGCGTCTGCTGGATTGCGTAGGTCAGCCGAGCGGCGAAGTCCGGCGCAGCCGGGTCGAGTTGCTCGGCCTGCTGCACGAACATGACCGATCCGAGCAGTCGGGCCGGATCGGCGCCCAGCTGCCCAGCGGCCAGCTGCACGTGCTGGGTGACCAGCGCGGCACGGGCCTGCACCCGGTGCTTGGCAGCCTCGGCACGGGTCGCAGCGAGTTCCCTCTGCGCCCACTGCGGCAGCTTGGTGACATCGTTCGATCCGTCGTCCGCGGCGGGTGCCGGCGCAGGTGCGGGCGGGACGGCCGGTGCAGCGGGCTGCATCGGCACGAACACGGGCACCTGTCCCGGCGGGATGTACATCAGTTGTGGTGCGGGCTGAACTGGTGGTGCGGGCTGCGGCACGCCTGGCGCCGGAGCGGGAACCGCGGGTACGACTGGTGCCGGCACCGCGGGAGCTACCGGTGCTGGCGCGGGGGTCGGGGCGGGTTGGGTCATGGCGGGCCTCCTGGGCTCGCTCGGTGATGGGCCGATCGGCGCCTGGCCGATCCTGGACAGCCGCGCGCGCCTGGCGCACGGAGACTATGAGGACGGCGGGATATTGCCCGCGCCGATCTGTTCGCGGTAGCTCAAGCGCTTCAGGTCCGGGTTGGCGTCCAGGTGCTCGCGCATCTGGACCTGCCAATGCCGCACGCGCGCGCCTGCGCCCGCGGTGGCGTCCGGAGTGAGACTGCCTGCCTCGCGCTCTTTCCAGCGGCGGATCTGCCGCTCGATGTGGCGCTGCTGCTGGCGGGCTTCGTCGCCGGCCGGATCGGCCGTAGGGCCGGTCGGGACGCGGGTAGCGCCTGGCAGGTAAGCCCGGATCGAGTGGCGGCAGTTCGGGTGTTGAAGTCCAGCCGCGCGCGCCTGCTCCAGGGTGCCGGCCACGTCCACGGTCACCGGCTCGCCAGTGGTGAGCGACTCGACGCGCACCTGTCCGACAGATCCATTGAGAGATAGAACTTTGTTCTCCCACGGACGGCAGCGCGCGCACTCCTGCGCCTCATTCGAGACGATGACCAGGTCCAGGCCGAGCGCCTGCTGCCGGTCCGTCTGACCCTGCACTGCGGCCCGTTGGGTGACTGTGCGCAGCGCCATCTCGACGTAGGACGACAGCCGCCACTGCCGCCCGGCCACGTCGGTGAAGCTGGCCACGCCGCGGTCCACGAAGGCGGCGTACGCCTGCTGCGAGGCAGCACGGCGGGTGAAGCCCGCCCCGATGGACGAGGTGGTGGCCGAGGCGATCACCTGCCGGTAGACGTCCAGCACATGGCGCAGGACGTTGGCGTGGCGCTGACCAGTATCGGTCACCACCGCAGCGGCGAGTGACTCCATCGCCGCGGTCCGCGGGATGACGGCGATCGCTTGCTGCGCACTACGGACGAGACCGTGCCGGACGCTACGCGGTGGCTCGGGAATGTCGAGCAGCGAGGCGGCCGAGCCGGTGCGATATGCCTGCGCGAGCAGACCGGGCGTATCACCAGCCAGCCGCTCCAGCAGACGGTCCAGCACGAGTGCGGCCTGCCGGCGCAGGCGGCTCGCGGCGGCCAGCCGGTCGGTGGCCCAGGTCGGGGCGTCCATGCCCCGCTGCAGGTAGCTGGCCACCAGCTGGATGAGCCGCAGCTCGACCTGGCGGTACATCTCGACCGTGGTGCGACTGATCGAGGCGATGTCATCCGGATCGACCGGCATGGCTTACTCCGCTGGTGGCTCCTCGGGCGGCGGCGGGTTGTTGAGCCGGCCGATCGCGGCGAACGGGTCGCCGTTGCCCGGCAGGCCCGCCCCGCGGTCGGAGGTGATCGCGGCGACCTCCGCGGCGACCGCGTCGTCTTCCCAGTCCGGATGCAGCATCTCGACCTTGGTCTTGGCACTCACGGCTTCTGCGCCGTGGAGCATCTGCAGGGTGCGTGCCTGCGCCTCCGGATCGATGGAGACGCCCGGCGCGAACTCGATGCCGACCCGCTGCGGAGTGACCGCCGCATTGAACTGCGTGCGAGCGATGGCGAGCAGCGTCTCGATGATCTCGATGAGCACCGGCCGCCAGTACAAGATCTTGCGATCCCTGGTGATCAGCGATTTGCGCTCGCGGGCGTTGGTTTCGGTGGCCGTGGTAGCGACGTTGCCCATCAAGCCGAAGGTCTGCCCGTCGTACCCGGCCAATGTGATGATCTTGGCGAAAAGGTCGTTGGCCGTAGTCTGATGCTCGATCACCCTGATGGCGAACTGGTTCGGCGTGATGTTCAACCCATCGGCAGCAGGCATCGCGTCGACCGCGGCGATGATCTCCTGCTCGGCGTCGAACCACGCACCCCCGCCCCGCCCGCCCGACTGGAGGTAGGCGCGCGGCACGATCAGGCGCGCCTTGCCCAGCCGGATGTCGCGCATCCAGGAGGACATGGTCTCGTCCAGGGCGTCCATCGCCGGCTCTATGCCGACGTAGTCACTGCGACCCAGGGGGGCGGCTGAGGCCACGTTGCGCCAGATCCGATTCGGTCGGATGTTCGGCACGTAGACCGCGGTCAGCCGAGGCACGCCAGTGAGGATCACGTTGCCATCGGTGAGGAACTCCGCGAGGGCGGCCAGGTCGGGCGCCTCGGTCAGCGGGATGGGCATGCCCAGCTCAGTGTCCGTACCCTCATACAGACCGTGCGAGATGGAGCCGCTCTCGTGATGCTCCAGGTGCCGGCGCACCTTGCCGTGCGCGGCAGAGACGACGCGCCAGAAGGTGACCGCGGACAGCCGGTCGTAGGTCCACTGCGGCACCGCGGCGTCTGGGTGCACCACGGCCAGCCATGGGCCCTCAGGCCGTACGGCGTGGTCCCAAACCACCCGCAGGTAGACCCCGGACAGCGCGGCGGCAATCTCGGCCGCCTCCAGCAGGGTGGCCTGCAGGCCGTCGCCGGTCGCGTCGGCCAGCCAGTCCTGGGTGCCCGAATCAGCCGCGGTGATCTTGGGCGGTTCGCTGAACAGCAGCCCGGCCGAGGCGGACGCGATGTCCGCGGCGACCGGCACGTGCAGCTTGCCGCGCGGCTGGCCGGCGGTCGGAGTCGAGCCCCAGAACCAGCGCTGAATGGTCGAGGCGATCTTGCCGAAGGTGCTTTCGCTGCCACCCTGATACGGCGCCGGAGTGGTCGAGGACGCCGCGGCATAGGCCGCGCTCAGCTCGTCCGGATCGCCGCCATACCAGGCGCTCCACGTCGCGATCTTGGCGTTGACCGGCCCGCAGTGCGCTGGCGGCCAGGGCGTCTTGCCTCCGTAGGGGAGCGGCACGATTGCTGCCCTCCCTCGGGCTCAGGCTGCCTTGATTGGATCGCCGACAGGCGGCATACGTCGGCCGAACAGCATGCGGAGCTGCCGCTTGACCTCGTCCTGCGGCGGCCGTACCCGCTCCCGTAGCGGGGGGATGCAGCCAGGACAACGAGCATCGATGCAGTAGGGGTAATGCAGACTCGATCCGGCCATCAGGCCACCGAGTCCAGACCGGGCCGGAACACGTCGGCGTGCCTGGCGATGTACGCCTCTGCCGCGTCGCGCATCGCCTCGCTCAGGTTGTCGAATGCCCAGTCGTGGTAGCTGCGATCCGCCACTGCGGTCGCCTCGGCTGCTTCGAGCGCGTAGGCCGGCCAGTGATCGATGTCGTAGGTCGTGGCAACGAACGCGATTCGACGTACCTCGCCGGCCATCAGTCGCTCACCGGGTACCAGCACACGCAGCGGTCGGACGCAGCCTGAGGCGCGGGGCGTGGCTCGCCCTGCGTGTCGACCAGGCGCACGCTCATCATGCTCAGCGGCATGGTGAACGCGTCGAGGATGACGCGCAGGTTGACCATCTCGTCCGACCACACTCTGGTGATCATGGCGGGCGCGATCGAGGAGCCGTCGTTCTGGGCGGAGTCGACAAGGGTCAGAACGACGTCACCGAGATGAGGCTTACGCATCGAGGTTCCTCCATAATATAATTCACGTGGCTAGATTGAGTGCGCCCTGAAGCTGCGAGGCCCAGATGGCGCGTGGTGTGTGCGTGGCGTAGCGCATCGCGTCGCAGCCATGATCGGCCACCTTGAGCGGTGCATCCTCGCCGCGGGCCGCGGCCTTGTCGTCCCAGCTGTAGGCCGGCAGCTCCAGTAGTAGCGCCTCG